ATCTTGTTGAATGTCATCGGGAGTATCAGGCTTTTCTTCACTTGGATTTGCGTCATCTGATATACTAACTATATACCGAAGTTCTGGACAATCATACCATATATCCTGTGCTATTAACCCTCCTTCCTTTTGGAAATCATTAGGTATAGTTCTTGCATACCACGGTGATTCGTTATCTATTGTATTTGATATTATATCATCGTAATTAACATAACTTTTTGATACACTACAGTATACCATGTTATTCGAATTAACATTAGAATACTCGTCGTCAGTTATGTAATGAGTCAAATACGAACTTTTTTGGTATGTTTGTGGTTTCAATTTAAGGAGGGTTTCTGTTGCATTCACAATTACCTCTTCTTCTGTTTTCAATCTGTCGTCGGATAATCCATATTCAAAGTCCCTATAAACACGCCTGATATATCCTCTACCAAAATATTGATTACTTTGTCCGAGCGCCGTACCACCATATGTATTTTTGGGTCTTAACACTTCCCAATAGCCTCCTTGAGGATTGTAAACGTATTGTAACTCCTCCCCAGTTGTGGTGTCGTAGGCCCATGTCCCAACTAACTTAGCAGCCCTTGTCGCCGTGGCGGAGTTTCCATTACATGTACCAGCCGATGTCGCATACCCAGCCGTTGTCGCAGACCCAGCCGTTGTCGCAGACCCAGCCGTGTCGGCGTTCCCACTAAGTGCCCCAGTAAAAGTTGTCGCCGTAACATCTGCAAATGTAACAGAACTGGTCGTTGCTACAGCCTGCCCTATTGATATTGCACCGGCGGTAATGGATACACCGGTACCGGCACTAATGGCATCCCGTGCACGAGCGTTTGTGAAATACTTATTACTAGTACCCTCGGACAGGTCATCAGTATCGTGATTGGATATACTACTAACTTGTCCAGTAAAAGTTGTCGCCGTAACATCTGCAAATGTAACAGAACTGGTCGTTGCTACAACCTGCCCTATTGATATTGCACCAGCGGTACTAACGGATACACCGGTACCGGCACTAATGGCAGCCCGTGCAAGAGCGTTTGTGAAATACTTATTACTAGTACCCACGGACAGGTCATCAGTATCGTGATTGGATATACTACTAACTTGTCCAGTAACATTCCCTTCGACATCCCCGTCAAGATCCCCTGTTATTCCCCCAGTGAAAGTCCCAGTCGTAGCTGATACGTCTTGGGCTGTCACTGTACCAGTAAACGTCCCATTACCATCATTTGAAAGTTTATATTTCTGATTGATAACACCGAAAGTATTGATGAAACCAGTAATGTCCCCTAATACTTCTATTTTAGAGTTAGTAGCAGTAGTACCGGGGGTTAATCTTATACGATCATTCCCGTCAGTTTTTATTGTTGTGATACCGTCAACATTTAATGCATTATCGATTTCCATCGCACCAGCAAAATAAGATTCACCAAGCTTGTTGATGGATGCCTTAGTTGTGTCATTCGGAGGACTATCATCAATCATCCGAAACAAATTAAACCCATCAAGTGTATTTCGACAGTTGATATCAGCAATTTCCATATTACCTGAAAAGCTGGCATTACCATTGTTACCAATAAGGACTTTTTGAATACCACTGTCAATCATTTTGAAATTTGTACTATTCATAATCAGGTCCGCTCCCGTACCAAGAGTTACATCATCAATAAAGGAAGATGTACTATTTACTGACATGACACCACCAAATGATGACGTGCCACCAACATTCATAGTATTTACGAACGAAGAATGTCCTTGTACGACGAGTTCATCATTGATTTGCATTTTACCAAGGAAAGAAGATTCACCAAGCTTGTTGATGGATGCCTTAGTAGTCGAAACATCAATCATCCGAAACGAATTAAACCCATCAAGTGTATTTCGACAGTTGATATCATGAATTTCCATATTACCTGAAAAGCTGGAATTACCATTGTTGTGAAGTATGACCTGTGATGTTGATGGATCACTGTACATCACGAAACTTTCCCCATGTACAAATACATTCGCGTCAACGGTTATGTCCCCACCGAAGGATGATGTGTCACTGACTTCGAGAGTACTCGCCATCTGCATCGCACCAGTGAACGAAGAAGAACCACCGACTTCGAGGGTCCCACCAATATCAATGTCACCGGAAAAGGATCCCGTACCATCATTGCGGAGTATGACATTATTATTCACTATAAAACTTTCTCCATACACTGATACATTCGCGTCAACGGTTATGTCCCCACCGAAGGATGATGTGTCACCGATTTCGAGAGTACTCGCCATCTGTATCGCACCCGTGAACGAAGAAGAACCACCGACTTCGAGGGTCCCGGCAATTTCAGTGTTTCCACCAAATGATCCATTACCATTTGTTTCGAATAGGATGGTATCATTGTTAACACTGATATTCGTCGTCGCATGGACATTCCCATCGATACCTCGTAGGAGTGTAGATTGTACGAGTTCCTTAGTTAAATTATTGTATCCCATGATATTAATTGTGTTACTATCATCCGTTTGTACGGGTGAAATGACAAGCGTATCGGCTCGAGGGGCATTTAATCCCAAAGCGGTAGCATTAATAACGATGGAACGTTGAGTAGCATCCCCCTCTGCTTTCGTCCCAAAATTTTGAGAGTTAAAACCAAGTGCTATGGAATAGTCCCCAATATTACGCCCGGATTGTATACCGACAATAGTGGATTGAGTTCCAACATCTCCCGCCCCCGATTCTCCACCTATTGTGATGTTACTTGTAGTTGTTATACGGCTTTTTAGATCCGCTACATCGTCCTGTAGAAGCTGCCCCCGTGTCAGTGCCTCGAGTGATGGTGCGAGATCTAATTGTAACTGTGATATATTGGAAAAGTTTGATAAAACATTAGACTGTAAGTCTGAAACATTGGAAAATGTTCCATTAATAACCAGAGCATTAGATTCTTGACTGCTAACTACACCGTCGATACGATCGATATTTAAATATAGATCATCCTGTAAAATGGATATATTCGAGAAGTTGTTAGAAATCATAAGACTATTAGAGAAGTGTACATCTTCGAGCGTGTCGATTCGTCCGACATTTGAAGCAAAATCAGTTTTCAGAACTGTAATTGAGTTATCATATACAGCACCTCCAAGGTTAACTCCTGATAAAAAATTTTCTACATTGGTCAGGGTACTCTGAACATTTGATACATTCGAAGAAATATTTGTTGTGAGGCCTTCAAGAGCTGATGTTCTCGTGAATAGTGTTTTTGTATCACCAACATCAATCGTTGTGGCACCCTTTGCAATTACTGTACGATCGCCATTATCGTCAAGAACGTTATAAACGATTTCTCGAACTTGAGGTGTTTTACCGACCATGGCTTACTACATTAGTTTCCGAATAAAATTCCAGCCATTCCCTCCTGGATCCGCAACACGTTATAATTCACTGCATAAATTCGAATATCTTCACCCGTTCGTCCTTCACCGATGAGAGCATCACGAATTTGTATATGAACATTATCCAATCTACTGAAATTACATGACCCAGTAGACTTATAATCAGATGCGTTTGTACAGAAGTGGTATGCATAATATCGTGTATAGAATGGTGTATTGTAGAGTTCATTGAACGCTGATACACCAAAGTCGGAATGAAAGTAATTCTGTACGTTATGGAAATATGTCGGTGTCATACCTTCGAGAAGGTGTGTACCATTTAATAAAATATCGGCTGAATCAAAGGTGAAGCGATCCTCTATCACGTTACTCGATTTTGTGGGTATGCCAAAGAAAAGTGACTTGACTGGGTGATTGAAATGTGAGATATCATAATCGTTGTACCCTGGGGTAAGTTTCTGCTTGAGTGTTTGTGTTTGAGTGATGATGAAATCTAATTTTGTCGAGGTGAACCGTTTTCTTTCTGGTGCATCGAGATATACATAGTTACCGTATAACTTAGCGGAGAATGGTACGTCAAGGTTCTTCTTGAAGTTCACACGAACTTCGACTTGATGATATTGGAGAGCTACCATGGGAATGTATGAAGTCTTGCTATTGAAAAAGAATGTCAATGGGAAAAAGTTTGTGTTGGTGACTGAACACTTGTTGTTAATCTCCTGGGACTTGGTGTATGTGTCTGCTAAATAATTTTGATAGACGTCACTGATAAAATCAAATGGTTGGGAATCAACTTTCTGTCCACCGATGTATAAATCAATTATAGATCCTTGGAATCCTTCAACTAGATTCGTACCCTCAAACCATAATCCGGTGAGTAAATCACCATTCATTGGGATGACACACGCATCTTCAGCCAATGAATACTCTTTAATTAATTTAGGAGCCTGGGCAAAGTTTGTATGTCTGGTATATTTGGAAGTGAAGAGTGATGTTCCTTCACCACTCATGTAATAGACATCTTGAGCACCTTTCGAAACGAGTTGAACGAGTGCACCAGACATATCTATTAGATGTGTAGATTATAAAAATAGACACTTACCCTGAAATGGGTTCACTTCTTCCTTGTCTTCAACTGCGTCAATCCTAAATCCACCTTGTTTGTAGACCCGTAGTCGTTTCTTATACATCGCAAACAATATCGACCACTGATCGACAATATCGTAGATGTGTGGATTATTATTCTTCCCTGGCGTCTCTCGCATAACACGTCCTATAGATTGTTGAATGTCGGACTTGGGTGTAGCTAAGATGACAGTGTCCAATGTTGGAATGTCCAAACCTTCGTGGGCTTGACTGAACGTCGCGAATATGATTTTCTTCTTTGAGGATGCTTCTAGATCAGCTTCTTTCATTCCACCCATATAGAGACCTGAACTTGTTGGAAAACATTTATGAAGAAATTCACAATGTTGTCGTCGATCACTGAGTACTAAAAGTTGTCTGGTACCGGAGGAAGCTTTCTTTACTAAATTGACCAGCATCTTGTTACGATCTCTATGTTCGACCAATTCCGTAATCATATTCACGAGTGAGAGTTGTCCATTACGTGTACACGGTGGTGGATTCCTAAACATCGGACACTCATATTGAACTGAAAAAACTTCAACCTGTCCTTGATTCTCACGTTCGACCGCAAAAAAAGTTGGACCCATAAACCAATGAAGTACTTTACTTAGACCATCTTTGCGAATAGGTGTCGCGGACAGACCAAATATATGACGAGGACACATCTTGAAGAGACTCTGACTGAAAACCTTCGCACAAATATGATGAGCTTCATCCACGATGACTGTACCGATACTATCAAAATCACCAAATGAATATTCCTTGAGTGACAGAGACTGGAGCATTGCAATCACAAAGTCACAGTCAACTTCTTTTTTATTCTGTTGAACGACACCAATTGTTGCTCCGGGACAAAACTGTTTAATACGTTCTCTCCACTGATCCGCCAAAAATTGTTTATGTACGACGATCATAGTTCTATATCCAAGAGTACATGCTATGGCCAGGGATACCGTCGTCTTCCCATAGCCGCATGGTAAAGAAAGTACACCGTGACCTGCTTTAATTGCTGCTGTGTGTGCTTCATTCTGGTGTGTGGCATCCCTGAGTTTTCCAGTGAACTTGATATTGGTCCTGGTGGGGGCTGGACGTTTATCCTGCGTTGGTTCTTCAATGGTACCAGTTCCATAGAATCTTGGAACACAGATTCCACTCTTAGCTGTTCTGTAAACCTTGAAAGGCGGTGGAGGAAATCCATATTCGTTATTGACGAGTGGCCTTACCGTTAGTTCTTTTTTAATTTCCGGTGTTGGACTCTCCAAGATAAGTCCGGTCCTCGTGAGGACTGTCATGAATTACTTATTTAAAGGGGACAAACTTTAAATGAGTAAATGCCTACTGTTGACATTGAAGAAAATATTAAGAAGCTTCGTTCTAACATCGAACAACTGACTCAAGAAGTTTTCAGACTTCAAGGTATGCTTTCAACCTTTGAGGGTTTCAAGAAAGGTGGTCTGACGACGATCGAACTTCCTCAAGATCCGAATGTTCAACCAGAGGA